TCTTCGTCTGCCCCTTGGGGTAGAGGAAATGAACCCGGCGGGGACCCCAGTCGATGATCCAGAGGGACGTGGTGTCCGAACCGGTCCCTCCCGTCCCCCACACGTTCGACATGGAGAGGGCGTTGTAGCGGGTGGCAAACCCGTTGAAAGCTTCCGGGGTCGTGGCGATCGACCCGTAGAAGATGCCGGAAGCGATCGTCTGGGACATCCCTTCGACGTGGGCGATGTCCTCGTCGGACCGGAACTTGACGGGGTCGGACGCGATGTCGACCAGCGTCTTGTCCACGATGGAGTAGTCCTGAAGGACTCCCACGGGTTCCGTCACCTGCCGGGTGGCGGAAGCGGACTTCGGGATGCCGACGTTGATCTGCTTCCACGTGCCGGTGGGGAGATGGGTCCTGCGGGTGCCGACGTGAGACGTGGTCTGGTTGCATTCCAGCCACGGGGCGTCCTGCAGGACGTCGTTGGTCTGATTGAGCACCTCGGCAATTTCGAGGAAGTTGCCGTCGTTGCTCCTCTTGGCCAGCTCCAGAAGGGTGAGCTGGTTGATGATATCCTTCTCGGCCATACTTGGTCCTCCTTACTTCTTGGTCATGGAGGGGTATGTGAGAGAGCCAACTGCCTTGGTCTTGCGGCCGCCGTGGGCCTGGTATCCGTCGGCAAGCTGGTCCTCCGTCATGGCCCTCCCGATGTTGTAAAAGGTCTTGACTAGCAACGGATGGTTGCCCAGCCCGGACTCGTCCAGAAACCTGAGAAGGTCAGGTCCTCCGAACGCTTCCACCGCACGGGCGGTGATCTTCACATTCTCGTCGAACTTGTCCTTCCACTCCTCCTGCATCTTCTTCTGGCCCTCGGTCAGGAGAGCGTTGCGCCTCTCCAGATCCTTCTTGGCCTGCTCGAGGACGATGCCGGAGTACCAGGAGTAAATCTGGCCAGCCGCCCGGTCCGGAAGTCCGATCTTGTGGATGAACTCGCGGAACCCTCTCTCGAACTCCTCGTTGTAGGGAAGGTCCTTGGGCCAGTCCTCCGGCTTCTTGAAGCTGTACTTGTCGGGCGTCTCCGGCCTCCCCAGCTTGTTGTAGAAAGCCGCCCGCTCCTCGTCCGCTGCGTCGTCAGCGGGAAGAAAAAGCGCGTTCTTCAGCCTCCCCTCGTACTCCGAAACCTTTTTTTCCATGTCCTTGTACTTGGTCGTAAGGTCCAGGTGCGCAGCACCCAGGTCCTTCACTTCCTTGTAGGACGACAAGGTTTCGTTGTTCTGCAGGTCGGCAGGAAGTGCTGCTCTCCAACCCAGCCCTCCGCCGCCGCCACTACCAGCGGCACCAGTAGTACCCGTGTTACCCGTGTTACCAGCACTATCCATAATGCACCACCCTCCTGTGCTTAGTCCCCCAACCGGTTATTTCTTCCTCTTCGTGGGCTTCCACCCGTGCTTGATGGCCTGGGCCACCCGCTCGAACCTGTTCCTTGCCGCCGACGACTTGAACGTGCGGACCTTGCCGCTACTCATCTTCAGCTTTCTTTTCCCGATCTTCATCTTAGTCCTCCTCCGGAGGAGTGATGGGCATCCTCAACAGGGCCTTTACCACCTCCGGTACGTTCATGCCCTGCCAGGCCCCGACGTTGCTGAGCAGCCTCTTCGCATAGTTGGAAAGGATGCGCTCCTCCTCGGTGCTTATCTCGTCAAAAAAGTGAAGTTCGGCCAGCATGTGAGCCAGCACCTTCTGCCCGTGCACGCTGTTGAAGAGGAGATGATAGGCCTTGCGGACCTCATCCTCCTGCGCTCCCCGGTCAGGGAAAAGCCTGTTTAAGATGCTCATTGGATCATACCTGCCAGAGGACTCCCGTCCTCAGGGGCTTTCGAGACATTGGGCACCTGCTGGGCCATCTGCAGGGCAAGCTGCTGCTTCTTCTCCTGCTCCAGCCGGGCTGCACGGGCAGTACGGATCTTGTTGACCACGTCGTCGCGCCTGATGGCCTTGGCAGGGAAGCCGGTCCCGTCAAGGATTTCCTCGGCGATGACGTCCGGGTCCACCTTGTCGACCACCTCCGGGAACATCTCGGCGATCGGCTTCAGCACCTCCAGCCCCTGCATGACGCCTTGGATGCGGAAGATTTTCTTCTGCGCGAGAGCAAGGGGGCCAAGGTAGTCAATTTCAAGGGACTGTCCTTCCAAAACGGGGGGAGGAGGAGGAATCCGGCCAGCGTCCCACTCCACCTGGAACATGCGGTCGATGAGGGGGTCCAGAAACTCACTCACCAGCCTGCCCACCATCGTGCTCATCTGGGAGGCCTTCTCCCCCTGCATTTCGAGTACCTGGGGGACGTTCAGCTGCCTGCCTTCCATCGCAGCGGTGTAGAGCATGGTGAAGAACTTGACCTTGAAGTGATCTTCTATGATCTCCCGCTTCCTGCGCTCCATGTATTCGGCGTTTCCGAACTGCCGGACGAGATCGATGGGGTGAATGATCCTGCGCTCGTCCTTATAGTAGTTGAGGCCGTTGGGGTTGATCCGGACCTTCCCTCTCATCTCCTCCGGGACGTTGAGGGCTGGCTCTATGGACTTCTGCGCCCCGATGAGCATGGAACGGGAGATCTGGTTCAGGCCGTAGATGTCGATGAGGGCGTCCTGAGCGGGGGACTCCCCGTACGGACCCCCGTCGCTGTTCTTTCTGTATCTCCACACCAAATATGGGAACACCTTATACCCGGACTCGCTGAGAATCCACGGACCTCCGGACACGTTGGTGATGAGGTACACGGACTCGAACGGGAACGCCCTGTTGTTCATCTTGGGGAGGCGAAGACCCTGGTCATTGAAGAAGACTTGAATCTCGCCCCGGGGGTACACGGCGTGGATGAGGTCGAACTCCCTGTCCATGGACGGTTCGGCCAGGTCTCTGATCTCCGGGGGAAGATTGTCGGTGCCCCACCTCTGCACGATCTTGCGCAGGTTCCACTTGAACTTGCGGTACATGCAGTCGACGAACCCGAAGTTGTTCTCCGCAATGAAGCACTCGCCGGGATGCCTGGTGCTGAACACCACGCGGTCCCGAGCGATGTCCTCCTCCCCATACATGGTGGCAGTGCCGATAGAGCCTCCGTCGCGAAGGAATTCCGGCACCTCCTCGTAGATGTTGGAGCGGGAAAAGGCGGAATAAAGACGCCACTCCACCTCGTCGAGCCACTCCTGGATGTCCATCCTGTCGCGGGGGGTGACCTTGTTCACCTTCCAGAACTCACGGTGAAGCTTGGTCCGGAACCACCTCATCGCAGGGTTCATCATGCTGCCGAAGATGCCGTCAGCAAACAGGTTCAGGGCCGAGATCGGGGATCCGTCGTACACGCTGGACCCGTACTTCTTCCCCCTCTGCTCGGTGCGGTCGTAGTTGTACCGCTGCGGGGCGATGAACTTGATGACCTCCTTGTGAAGGTCCTCGTAGTCGGAGCGGACGTCCTCCAACTCCTTCATGCGCTTCTCGATGTTCCTCGCCTTCTCGAATTTGTCCATCATTCACCTAACAGGATCTTGCGGACGACCGGGGCGGCGGAGGTATCTCCCAGCCACCCCGTAAGGATGGTGGAGAGTGCCCCCTTCCTCTTCTTCTCCAGCTTCTTGGTGCTGTCTGCAGCCTCCTTCACCGCTGAATCCGTGCCGGAAGGGGCAGCCCCGACAGGGGGGATGGAAGGGATATCAGGGGTCTTGGGGATGAGGCCGGACGGATCGATGCGCTCCCACCCCCACTCTGCGGCCTTCACCAGTGGTTTCGTGATAGGATCACTTCCCATGTCGTCAGTCCTCCAATCCGTGCCGAAGTATGTCGTAGGAACCCGAATCGTCGTCCCGGGAAAGCACCAGAGGCATCCCCGGAACCAGCTGCCCGCCATCCATGTCGGAGTCGGGAACAGGTAAGCTTGATTCCTTATCACACAAACGGGACAGACAGTCAAGCATGTCATCGTGCTGGCAGAAGGGGAACGCAAGTAGTTCCTCGTTGACGAACACTTTCACAAAGTCGTAGGGGGCACCCTCCCAGTCCCTTTTCGGTAAATACTCCGGGAGGTAGAATTCACCGTTCTCGAATATAGGGACCAGGCGTTGAATCCTGTCGAACTTGGGGATGGAGCCGCCGACTGGGATTATACGGAACCGGTAATTCTCCTCCTCCATCCGCGTCTCGAAGTGCTCGATATCGGCCTGTAGCCCGTACTCCTCATATACGACCTGGAGAGGGCGATACTTGCGGTGGAACTCCACCAGTTTCTTCCACTTCTCGGTGAGGTTGATGCGGTCTCTCACCCCGTCAATGAGATAATAGGAGCCGTCCCACCCTCTTCCCACGACCAGCATTACAGTGTAGTCGTTCGTACTTTTCTTCTTGCTGGAGGAGGGGTCCACCAGGATAACTGTGTTCATCCCCTTCCAGTTATCCCCCCTCCAGTAGCGGACCCACTGCGGGAGGAAGCCCATCTGGGATCCCTGCTTCGGGTCCTGACGAATCTGGCATGCGTACACGTAGGGACCCATTTCCCTGCGTTTCATGTCGCGCAGCTCGGGGGTCCACAGGTACAGGTTCCCGTCCTCGTCCTCTTCTGTAAATATGCGGGGAATGGCTACCCCCCTCTTTATCATCTCACTGTAGGTGTCGGAGTAGTGCCAGCGGGTGCCGATGTAGCGGGTACGGCCCCCCTCCATCGAGGCGAGGTTTCTGCTGTTTTCCCAGGCGGAGGTGGTGTTGGAGATCATGAGGGGGGACTGGACTGACTCCTTGGTGACGACGTCATCATACACCATGAGGGAATAGTGCTTGGAGGTGGGCTGCCCGTCGACGAGCCCCCACGCCTCCACTGTCGCCTCCTTGGGGTTGGAGGACCTTCTTACAATTATTCCTTCGTCCTCGCTCCATTTCGGGCTTTCCTGCGCAGGCTTGTTGTAGAGGACGTCGCTGAACAGGTCTCGCAGCACCTCGTTCTCCTCGAACTCCCTCTTTATCTGCCTCAGGAACGCCTTCGCGATCGGGCGCGTGTGGCTGAAGATGCCTACGGTCACGTTCGGGTCATTGAGAATGTCCTGGATCGTGAGCGCGAAAGTGATGATAGTGGACTTGTAGTGCTCCCGCGCCCACAGGTCAAGGTATCCGTCCGGGTTCTCCTGCACCATGCGGCACCGGTCGTACACAAAATCCTTGTTCGCGTCCTTCCTCTTCAGCACCTTCGTCAGCAGAAAGAATAGGTCCGTGCGGCACAGGTACCGCATCACGTCCCTCAGGACTGCCTCTCCCTCCTTTCGCGCCCTCGCCAGGATAAGCCCGTACTGCTGGTTTACCTCCTCCCTACTTAATTTTCTTATCGCTCTCGATACATCATCCATCGATCAGGGCCTCCAGTCTGCTCTTTTTCCTATCCATCATAATCTTCACCGCACCCCGGGGGGTCTGCTTTGTCTTCACTTTCCTTCTTTCCGTATCGTAGGTAATTAACCACTGAATCAATTCACTTTTTATTGCGTAGGCCTGACCTGATGGATCCCTCCTTATCGGGAGGTGATACTTCTCCTCCCACTCTCTTACCGTGTGCACCCTGCGCAGACATAGGAAGTCTGCTATTGACCTCAAGCCTCTTATTAAATCATCCACGACGTCTCACCTCATTCATCTGTCCGAAAGCCCGCGTCCGGCGCGGCTTCTCCGATATCTTGACAGACCCGCGCCGTTTGGTGTATAATCCCCGTTAGGAAAAGGGGCCGGGTAAGCCTCTCTCTCGGCTTTTAAAAAAAGAGAAAAAGAGCACTTCGTGCTCTTTTTCTGTGCGCAGCTACTGCTTGCAGGTGCGAGCGCACGAAAAAAAGGGACGCGAAGCGTCCCTTTTTTTCCATTAAAACCCGTCGCCGAAGTCAAACCGAGAGGGGGAGAGAAGTGCGGTGCGGTGCGATAACTGCCCCTGAGGAGCCACATCGACCGCGATCCCCTGCTCTCTGAGGACTTCCTCGATAAGAAAGACGGCGGCGGACCCCAGTAACCCCCCTCCACTTATATCTACTCTCGTGGGTGCCTTCACGTCCAGCGTGTCGGCTAGCAGCTGAGCTGCCTTCAGCCGCGTCTTATGATCCGGCACGCCCGGCGATACATCCCATCCTTTCGGGGTCAGCACCTCCACCTGTCTTTTTGCCTGCAGCGCGTCTCTTATTGCCTCGGCGATGCTTGCCTCCCCGATCCCTCTCGCGTTATATGCTTCGAGGAGCGCGTCCCTCGCGGTCTTTGCGGCAATAATCCCTATCTTCTCCTTCACGTTCTGCATGATTCCTCCCTTACTGGTACTATATAAGTAAAGAGGCGAGTGGTGAGATATATATACCTATACCCCCATATATAAGTAACTATGGGAGAGGCTCCCCGCCGCCGGTATGCTATCGCTCGACCAAAAAGCCGGGTCAGGAAACCTACCCAGGTCGCAGGGAGACTAGTGCCGGTCGGGCTGAGTCCCTGCCGACCCGTGAGTCACTGCAGCAGACGAGGGAGACAGACAGGGCCAGGGCTGCGCTGAGTCCGGACCGGACCTGAGTTATCGCTCGTCCCGCGCAGACTCCAGGGAAGAGTCTTCCCGCGACCCGTGCGCTCTCCGTGTCGTCCTCGTGCAGCCACGGCACACCAAACGCAGAGGGCCGGACAAGGGGCCGGACGGGGCGCGTCACGGGCGGGGCGCGAGAGTGTGCAGAAGCGTTCTCAACTGTAAACTCCGCTGCACACTCGGCCGACCTGCCCGAAGAGGCCCGGAGGACGCGGCTTCTCGCGCCTCGGAACGCTCGCGGAGGTGTGCACGAAAGTTCTCACTGGACGGGGCACGCCTCGCGGTCCCGAAGCGCACCGCCCGGAGAGGCCCGCGGGACGCGGTCCCTGAGACAGTGCCTCCACTGGCACGGCGCGTGCATTTCTCGTTTGTGGGGCCAGCGAGGCCCCCAACACCACGACCCAAGGAGGACGCACCATGAGCAGCAAGAAGACCACCAAGCGGAACCAGCAGGCCCCGGCGGCCCCCACGGCCCCGGCCCCCATCCAGGTGGACCAGCCCGCCGTCGTCGTCCCGGCGACCGGCAAGGCAGCGACCCCGGAGCAGAAGGAGAAGACCAAGCACCGGCTGCACTGGGTGCCGGAGGGCGGGGACCGGTCCCTCTGCGGGATCTTTGCTCTCGATCCCCGCATGATCGCTGCCGACGCGAAGGAGGACGTCACGTGCGCGGTCTGCCTGAAGGTGCTCGCTGGTCCGAGCGGCGAGAAGAAGTCACGAGCGAAGGCAGAGAAGGTCACCATCTCCTGCCAGGACTGCGGCACCCAGCGCGAGATCTACGCCTACCAGCAGGGGACGGTCATCCGCTGCGACGTCTGCCAGAAGCGGTACCGCAGGCGCAAGACCAGCCTCAAGCGGAGGATCAAGGTGAAGGCTCGCAAGGCGGAGAAGCGGATCATCCTCCAGCAGGAGATCGGCAGCAAGGCCGACGATGCTAGCATCCTCCTCCTCCCCTATCAGGCGGACAAGGCGATGCTCCACGCGGTCATCCGTGAGGCCCGTGCTCTGCTGGGATACAAGAAGTAAGGCAAGGTGGATTCGGTCTGGAGGCCCGCGTCACGAGCGGGCCTCCGGGCTGTGGCCATCTGGCACGACTACAACCCAAGGAGGATACCAGCATGCCTATTACACTGGAACAGGCGAAGAGCCTGAAACGCGGACAGGTACTGTACCACGTGACTCATCGCAACAGGGATGGCTCACCGGTACGGTGGCGAGTGAATGGACAACCGAAGGTATGGAAGAGGGATCCCTCGCGAGTGAGGGTACCGCTTATGCACGGCCTCTATGACCATGACTACCTGACCGAGGACTGCCTCCATTTCCTGTGCCTGACGGCAGAGGAGGTGACGCGATGAACTATGACGATTACAGCGGAGTGAAGGTGTTTAAGGATGTAAAGAGAGGTGTCATATGAGAGAATTTGTCTGGGCACTGGTAATGGCTACGTTGCTGTACTTTGGCCTCGTCTTCATCATGGAGCACTCGGCACTGGTAGGACAGGTGCGGCAGGACATCGTACACAGGGCATACGAGATCGACAAGGCACTAAACAAGTAAGTGCTCCTTGGGTGAGGGCCTTCTCTGTCCTGAGTGAGGGGAAGGCCCGATCCTTGGGTGCATTCGCGCTACTACCTCACCAAAGGAGAATTGTCATGGAAGTAAAAGCAACGTACATGAAGGACAGCAAGCGGTATCATCGGTACGAGATCGAGGGAGAGAAGGTCACTGGCTCGATCTACGTGAGCAAGGGGCTGAATCCTATCCCCAAGACGATCACGATCACGCTGGTGGTGGACCCGAGCAAGAAGGAGGAGTAACCATCTGGATACCAGAGAGGAGGTATAGTCTATGGACAGCAAGGCGAGATTTACCAGAGTGGACGTGATGGCCATTCCCGCTCCCCCGTTCACGAAGACTTGGCACCCGATACCCCACCGGGAAGTGATCGAGGGCCTGCAGAAAGTGGTGGACGCGAAGGGAATCGGGATCCGGCAGGAAACGTACAGCGTGACCAACAAGGGAAACAACATGTTCGGGGCCTGGACGTTGGATGTGGAGCAGGACGGGAAATACGTGCAGGTGGGGTTCCGCAACAGCATCTCCAAGGATTTCGCCGTCGGCATCTGCGCGGGAACGTTCGTCGTGGTCTGCAGCAACATGCAGTTTCGCGGAGAGTTCGTCGAGTTCCGAAAGCACACGTCGGGGCTGGATCCGGAGGAGATCCTGCTTCTGGGATCCCGGGCCTTCAACAAGGTCCTCGACGAGGGAAGGCTGCTCATCGAGTGGCAGAATCAGCTGCGTGACTACCCTCTCACGTCGGTCGACTTCAAGTGCATCACGTTCGATGCGATGAGGGAGGGTATATTCGGTGCCAACCACTTCAACGCGTTCCTCAATGCTCATGGCGAGGAGGCCCGGCTCGCCGGGGAGCACAGTCTCTACACGTTCCACGGTGCGGTGACGAGGATGGTCCGGGGAATCAATCTCTTCTCCATCGACGAGAGGACTAGGACCCTGGCCAACCTGTGCGACGCCTACGCCATCGAGTACAACGTCAGGATGAGCAAGGCGGGAAGATGAGGATACTGATACCTTTACTCATGTGGGGGACGCCCGTGCTGTGGTACCTTTCCTACACGCGGGCGATTCCCTTTTAGACTATACGGAACGGAGGCAACAGACTATGGCAGTGATCCACATGAAGAGAAGTGAGGGAAGGGAAGGAGATTTTCCTACGGAATGCGGGGCAGTGGGAAACGTCCGCATCGCCACCACGTGGGAGGAGGTGACCTGTAACAACTGCATCAGGAAATTTGGCCCGAAGGAGGCGAAGGAGCGGTACATACAAGGCGCGAAGGAAAGGGGCCTCGACGTACAGACTCCCGAGGAGAAGCAGGAGGACGACCGGAGGCTCATATTGGAGGGACTCCTTAACAACGTCAGGTCGCAGCAGCTGAGGCTCGAAGGCACCAAAATCAGCGTTCAGGCGATGATGACGCAGCTTGCCGAGGTGGATGAGGAATCCGTCGCGGAAGTGGTGCTGTGCGCGGAGTACATAGACGCTGCGCTCAATAACCTTCGCATGATCAAGTCCATGCTGTTCACGGCCATCAACGGGCCGGAGGAGGTGGGTCAATGAGCGGGAAGAAACCGGACCTTAGCCTGTTGGACCAGAGGTTTGTTTCCTACTATCTGTCCGGGAAGAAGATCGTGGTGGACCTGCCCTTCCTGGGCGAGAGGGTGGGGAAGGTGGCCGTCACCGGGGGACCAAAGCCCGAGTTCATCCTGCTGACCAACCGGACCGACCATACCTCCTCCGTTCACGTGCTCAACAGGCACGTCACCCTCATCGGTGAATATCGCAGAAAGGGGAGATAGCACGCTATCCATAGTGATTACATGTATACTGCAGTACACATATGAGAACGGGCGTGCACATAGACATACCTTTCCGGGCTGATAGCGGTATAAATCTCAAGGCCTGGCATGACGCTTGCACTCCCTTGACAGGGAGCCTAAAACTACTACCAAACAGGAGGTACGAGGCATGGCGAAGAAAAAGGAAAAGGAAGAGAAGAAGCAGGTAAGAGCGGAGAAGAAGGGGAAGGTGATCGCCCTCCCGAAGGAGGAACCCAAGCCGAAGCCTGTGGAGAAGGATCCCCTTAACAGGCCCGATCCGGTCTGGGTGGAGCAGCTGAACGACAAGGGGATCCCGGAGCAGGTGGACTTCAACGTCTATTGCAACGTCATCACGTGCCAGTGCGGCAACATCCGGTACGTGAAGAATGCAGACAGGCATCAGGTCACGATGTGCAAGCCCTGCGCGAGGAGGGCGCGAAGACGCCGGATCCGGGAGAACCGGAAGGCGCGAGGGAAGGTCTCCAACTTCGTCGACAAGAAGAAGGAGGCGAAGAAGGCCGCGAAGAAGTAACTGCGGTACCCTGGGAGAGGGGGGATTATCTCCCCTCACCCATGTTTGCAGGAGGTGGTGGATGCACCCGACGCTGGCACAGATACTGGCGATAGCGATACTGGTGGTAGTATTCGTAATAGTGGCCTGGTGCGACATAGTGGAGGGGTCCGATGACTGACAAATTGAAACATTCTATAAGCAGGGAATGCTGGCTGTGGTCGATAGGGCTGAGCTTAGTCTTATGGGCTGCACTCATCACACTGCTGGTAACGTGCACGGGGGGGCTGGGATGAAAACGAGCGAGAGCCTGTACTGGAGACTGATTCAGGGGGAGCTGAGGTGCCCCACCTGCCACAACTTCAAGGTGGAGAGCAAGGATAAGGGTATCCCGTGCGACAAGTTCATGGAGTTCGAGGGGACCCTGGATTGCCCGTTCCGTGTGGCGAGTACGGCAAGACCGAAACCGGTGGAGTAAGGGACATGACACGGGATCAGTTTCTTTGCGAACAGATGGGGTTGTCACAAACGTATACTCCAGAAGGCTACGACTTCATTCAGGTAGAGCGTGATTTTGGAAAATACCCCGCCGACATCCTCGCCCTTCAGCAGTGGGTGATGGACGATGACCAGCACAAGGATTTTACGTGGGAAGATTTCTACTGGTGGGCAGAGAACAGATTCGCAGACTGGTACATCAACGAGAAGAACGGCGAACTTATGCAGTCAGAGAGGGGACACTTATTTTCTAAGTGGCTCTTCTCCTCACCAGACCGCTTAGCGGATTTGGTGGCAGAGTTCAGGGGGTGGAAAGATGACTGACATCGACGCAATCAGGCGGAAGCACGAGGCACAAGTAGCTTACACGAAAGAGAAGCAGGGGAATTTCCCTTATTTATTTCAGTCGATACAGTCAAATCTTCGCATCTCCGACGTTGACGCCCTGTTCGCCGCGCTGGACGAGGCGAGGGGGAGGGTGGAGAAGGCTATAGAGCAATGTGATACTGAATACGGATATGTCCCAGTCGTGGGATTTAAGTTAATCAGGAGAATCCTGAAGGGAGGCGGGGATGGATAACCTTGATGAGATGGAACTGAAGTTACTGCGAAAGATGAATCAGGAAAAGGACGCCGAGATCACCTCGCTCAAGGAGGAGAACGAGCGGCTGCGGGGGAAGGTGGAAGCTTATGAGCCAATAGTGGCTGCCGTAGAAAGCCACCTACAAAGGGCGATGCAAATCCTGAAGGGAGGGAAAGATGAGTGACTTCAAAACTACACCGATAAAGAACAGTTACGAACTGATGATTGATAGGCTGAAGGCAGTCATAAGTGACAAGGACGCCGAGCTTGCCCGCCTCAAGGCCGAGAACGAGCAGCTGTTGCGTGAACTGAAAATGCAGGGTGAAATGAGGGAGAAGGAAACAAAATGAAGACACCAGCCCAGTTGGGGCTTCCCCCCAAGTTTGACAAGTGGAGACCCGGCCAGGATCGCATCACTCAGCAGATCCTCGACAGCCGCAATTCGGGTGCGCTGGTCCAGGTGGTCCCCACCGGAGGGGGTAAGAGCATATGCTACCTGACCGCTGCCGTACTGCTGAATGGAAGGACGGTCATCCTCACCAGCACGAAGGGGCTGCAGGACCAGCTTTCCGCTGAGTTCGGCGACTATATCCGGGTAGTAAAAGGGCAGAGTGCGTACCGCTGCAGGGTCAGTGGATACCCGGTCAGCCACGGCCCCTGTCATTGGGGATACCGGTGCCCGATCAAGGAGCGTGGTTGCGAGTACTTTGACGCAGTCAACGCAGCCCGTGACGCCCGTATCGTGGTCACCAATTATGCCTTCTGGTTTGCCAATGAGCCGGAAGCGCTGGGCCGGTTCGATATGCTGGTGTGCGACGAGGCGCATGATTCAGTGGAGCAGCTATTGGGGTCCCTCTCCGTGTCCATTCGCCGGGATGACGTGGCCCGGATGAGCCAGTTTCCTGCCCCCGGCAAGGGAATGAACTACTACCTCGCGTGGGGACACATTCTGGCTCAGCGGGTAGAGGACCGCATATCGGACCGCAAGAAGAGGGGAGCCACGGAGGACCCGGAGGCGGTCAGGCTCCTTACGCTAAAGTACAAGATAGAAAGACTCAAGAGGGTGCGCCATGACAACTGGATCGCAGAACACAAGGGAAACGCCATCGAGTTCGAACCCATCTGGCCCGGAAAGCTCTCCGAGTCCTTCCTTACCAGAGGTATACCACGTATCCTTTTCACCTCCGCGACTGTTACCAGAAAAACCATGGACCTCCTGGGTATTACAGGCTATACTTACACCGAGTACCCTTCATATTTCCCTGTTAACAACAGGCCCATCTACTACATTCCCACTGTTCGAATGGACCATAAAGCGGGTCCAGCCGAAATCAGTGCATGGCTCGCCCGGATAGAGCAGATCTGCGCTGCGAGGCCCGACACGAAGGGGATCATCCATGCCGTCTCCTACGACAGGTGCAAGAGGATCTATCACACGAGCAGCCACAAGAGCCGGATGATGACCCACGACTCCGACACGACGCACCTTATAGTGGAGAGATTCAAGGAGTCCACGGAACCGAAGATACTGGTCAGCCCCAGCGTGGTGACGGGGTTCGACTTCCCGTACGACCAGTGCCGGTGGCAGATCATAGGAAAATTGCCGTTCCCGGACGGTCGTAGTGAAGTTATGAAGGCCCGGACTAAGATAGATCCTGACTACGGATCTTATCTTGCGGTACAGTCCTTAGTTCAAGCCTGTGGTAGGGGGATGAGGGCACCAGACGATAACTGTGAAGTGTTTGTAATTGACAATCATTGGGAATGGTTTTCGTCTAAGTATAAAGGCCTTTTCCAAAATTGGTTCTTACAAGCATGCAAACGAGTTACTATAATACCGGGGGATCCGTATGGCACAAGATAGGTCAGATAAGGCAAAGGCTTCTATCCGAGATTGGAAGAGAAGAAACCCGGAGAAGATGGCCGAATACCGCAGGAAGGAAAAGATAAGGACTGCGTTTACTGATAAAATAGCGGCCTTTGCCGCCTATGGAGGCCCGAAGTGTGTTTGTTGCGGGGAGGAGGGAGTATCTTTCCTTACACTAGACCATGTGAACGATGACGGATACAATCACAGAAAGGTGGTAGGTAGCGGGTCGGCGTTTTATAGGTGGCTTAAAAGGAACCACTACCCCCAAGACCCCCCTTTACAGGTTTTATGCGCCAACTGCAACCAAAGCAAGCAGGTTAATGGCGGGGTGTGCGAACATAAACTAGAAAGGAGGAATGCGTCAGAAATAGTAAGTTTATGGGAAGACGGCAGAAGGAAGAAAGCAAACATATCTAAACAACCCCAAATTACAGGAGGAAATACGATGAGTTTACTGAACCCCAAAGGTTTCAGCGAAGGTGGTGGACTGCTGGACGACATCAACGCGACCGTGAAGGAAGCCCGTTTCGAGATTTTCGACTACCAGGGGAAGGGAAACGCGGCTCCCAGTGCCCGGTTCACCCTCTCCCTTGAGGATGGGAGCGAGGTCAGCCAAAACTGGTCTTGTGGCAAGGCGACCGACTGGACCCCGAGTGAGGACGGCAAGACCCTCGTCGCCATCGGGCGCGCCACGAGCCTCAACCGCCAGAGCAACGTGGCTCTCCTGCTCGAGTCCATCGTCAACAGCGGGTTCCCCGAGGACAGGATCGGGGACGACATCACCATCTTCGAGGGCATGGAGGCCCACTTCGTCAGGGTCCCCGCCCCGGAGCGCAAGGGACTGACCAAGAGGACGGATGCCCAGGGCAACGTCATCGAGCAGACGGTCCTCGTCGTCGACAAGATCATCAAGCTCCCGTGGGAGAAGAAGGCCTCCGCCCCGAAGGGTCAGGCCAAGGCTCCCGCATCTGCCCCGAAGGCCCCGGCCAGGGCGGCGGCGGAGGGAGAGGACCTCACCGAGGTCGCGTCGGCTGCCGTGCTGGAAATCCTGGCCGAGAACCCGGACGGGGTGGCCAAGGCGCAGCTCCCCGCCCTGCTCTTCAAGAAGCTGGCTTCTCACCCCAAGAAGGCCCAGATCATGCAGGTGGCCTTCAAGAATGAGTTCCTGTCGTCCGGGTCGTGGACGTACGACAAGGGGAAGCTTTCCCTCTAGTAGTTTCTGTGCGCACAGAGGGGGGCAGGAGGGTATGCACATCCTTCCTGCCCCGCTTCTGACCAGCTGACGCGGAGGTCCCCGTGCTGATAAACAAGTACAAGAAGGATACGTTCCCTCCCGAACCAAGTGACCGCACCCTGGGCATCCATCTGTCTGACATATACAGCGACATCGCCGTGTCCAGCGGTATGGACTCCTTCTCCAAGGAAGGGGGAGTACCCAACCTGCGGATGGAGATGGGCTTCATATGGGAGCGGACCCTGGAGGCGGAGTTCAAGAAGAGGGCGATGCAGCCCGACCCTTCCGGTCCGGAAATAATCCGGGTCGGAGAGATCGTGGTGGACGGGATCCCCATGTCCCCGGACGGGATATGCCTGGACCCGTGGAAGCTGTGCGAGTACAAGCTGACTTGGATGAGCAGCAACAGGGACCCACAGGACAACTGGCGGTGGATGACGCAGATAAAGGGGTACTTGTACGGGGTATCCAGGTTCTTCGACCGTCTCACCACCGAATGCGACCTGCACGTCCTGTACGTGAACGGGGACTACCGCAACAGCGGTCCGGAGTACTGGTGCTACGAGCTGCGGTTCTCCAGCACGGAGATCGAGGAAACCTGGAACATGCTGTACAATCACGCCAAGAGAAAGGGGTGGGTATAAAGTGACAATACCGAGTAAACTCGCCGGTACGGGCTTCAAGGAGGCCGATACCGGGGTAAAGTTGAGAATTCTGGTGGGCGTGGAAGCCCTGGAGAAGGAAGGGAAGACGCATTTCGCCCTCACCGCTCCCGGGCCCCTGGCCGTCTTCGACTTCGATACGGGGATGGAGGGGGTGGTCCACAAGTTCGCCGGGAAGAAGAAAATCTACGTGTCCGACTACAGGAGGCTGGGCAACGTGATGACCAACACGCCCGAGAACTGGGTGCTCCTGTGGGAGAAGTTCAAGCGCGAGTACATCGCCGCCATGGATGCGCCGGAGATACGCACCGTCGTGCTCGACACCGCCACGGAGGTGTGGGAGCTGCTGCGTATGGCGAGGTTCGGCAAGCTGACGCAGGTGATGCCGTACCACTACGGACCCGTCAACGCGGAGTACAGGGAACTGATCAGGAAGGCGTACGCCAGCGGAAAGAACCTTATCCTGCTGCACAAGATGAAGGACGAGTACGTGAACGACAAGCGCACCGGGCAGCTGAAGCGCAGCGGGTTCAGCGACACCGGGTTCCTCGTGCAGGTGAACGTGAGGCTGTGGCGCGACGAGGACAATAACTTCCACCTGTTCGTCAAGGACTGCAGGCAGAACCCGGACGCGAACGGAATGGACCTGATGAACGACATGGCCAACTTCCCTACCCTGGCTACCATCGTGTTCCCGGGCACGGAAGAAGGTGACTGGGGGTAGTGTAAAAAATGAGAACATGCCTCCAATGTGGGTGTAGTAGAAACGACTCTGAGTTTGAGGATAGTAGCAGGAAGAAATGCAAATTCTGTAGGTCCAATGACAAGAGAGACTGGAGGAGAAAGCACCCTGATAGGGCCAAAGCCGCCACGCTAAAAGGGGGCGGCGTGTTGAGGAGGAAGGACAAGGAAAGAGCCTTCGACGCCTACGGGGGTAGGTTTTGTTCCTGCTGCGGAGAGACAGAAATGTTGTTTCTCACCATAGATCATGTTAACGGTGATGGGGGGAAACACAGAAAGGAGTTAAACGGCAAGAAGATATACGCATGGTTGAGACAAAACAACTACCCCGAAGGATACCAGGTCCTGTGTTTCAACTGTAACATAGGTAAATCCATAAACGGAGGTATTTGTCCCCATGTTCAACAGGAGGGAACCATCAGTGATACAGATCGATGAGAGGCAAGGCAGCGTAGAATTGGCGTCCTTGTTCCCCCCTGGAATACCCACTGTAATCGGCAGGTTGGAATATGGTGACTATGCCTTCTTGGGCAACGGACCGGATGACGAACCCGTCTCCATCGGGATCGAACGTAAGGGGATAAAGGACCTGCTCAACAGCATCAGCACGGGAAGGCTGTCGGGTCACCAGCTGGTCGGACTCGTTAACAACTACCACTACGTCTACATCATAGTGGAGGGACTGTGGAGGTTCAATCCTACGGACGGAATGCTGGAGGAGCGCAGCGGATCCGGCTGGACCCCGATACAGCTGGGGTCGAGGAGATTCATGGCGAGGGAAGTGCTGGGGTTCCTGCACACTCTCATGGTGCGTACGGGGGTGATGGTGTTCTACAGCGGGACCAGGCGCGAGACGGTGCAGATAGTGAGCATGCTGCACGGATGGTGGAATAACAAGGCCTGGGATGAGCACACGGCACACCTCGGTCTGGTCAAGCAGAACCGGGCCGGGGACGGGTCGGTGGAACTAGTGAAGGCACCTCTCGTCAGGAGGGTGGCGGCAGAACTCCCCGGCAT